TTCTTGGTTGGGTAAAAGCTGAAGTAGGCGAAGAAGATGTTGAAGCAAGTATAACGGCACAAATCGAAGCAAAAAAGAATCCTACGACTTTGAAAGGATTAGCTTGGTAGTTATATTTGGGCAACCTTAAACATAATTATACAAGATGACATTAGAAGAAAGAATCGAAGAGCTGAAAACTCAAGAAGCAATAACTCAAATGCAACTTGATGAGATCAGATATGTAAAGCAAGGGTATGAAAATACCTTAAAGGCGCAAAAAGAAGAAGCCGAAAAGACTGAAGAATAATTCTAGTGTGTAGGTAACTTGTTGGTAATTTTACTTTTCGGATAAAAAGTCATAATTTCGGTAAACCTTCACTAACCAAAGGTTATGAAACATTTTGTCGAAGAGTTATCTGAAAATGTACATTTATTTGAGTTTCAGAACGTAAGATCTACCGATGTAGTACCTACACTTTTTTGCTCTGATATACACCTGGACTCTATTGGGTGTAAGAGAGACATCTTAAAAAAGCATTTTGATGAGATAAAAGAGGCTGATGGCCTCATTTTTATTTTTGGGGATTTGTTAGATGTGATGGGATCATACGGAGATAGAAGATTACAGAGAGAAGATATCGATCCCATATTTATCCAACACGGCCGTACCTACCTTGACTTAGTAGCAGAGTTCACTATTGACTTTCTAAAGCCTTACGCAAAGAATATAGCGCTCATATCGTATGGTAATCACGAAAAGACTATCAACAAATTCCACAATCACGACATCCTTCGTAGTATCGTTTGGACTCTTAATCTTGAAAATGACGTAAACATACAACTCGGCGCTTATTCCGGTTGGGTATTTTTAAGAATGAAATCTCCAGGAGGCACTAGCACCGTTTGCAATATACACTATCATCACGGATTCGGTGGAAGTGCTAAAAGATCGAAAGGTATGCTAGATGTGCAGATTGAGGCGATGAAATATCCTGATGCACATATATTAGTAAGAGGGCATACTCATCAAAAATGGTACGACCCTTCTACTGCTAGGATGCGAGTAACACGAAACGGAAAGATTTATAAAGACAAAATCAAGTATATACAGTCCGGATCTTATGTGGATGGTATAGGTACTGGTAAAGCAGGATGGCCGGTAGAAAAGAACTTCAATCCTACTGACATTGGTGGATGGTTTGTAGATTTTAAGTACAAGAAATCTAATGACACTCAAGTTATTATAACTCAAGTAATAGAAACACCGGTAGAGACATTTTGAAAGCAAACCTCACATTGGTATCAGACTTTCGGTTATTCGCTGAGGATACTAATGATGGGGTTGTCTATTCAGTACACGAAGTCTTTTATATGAACCATTATCCGGTGGACTATGTACAAGTACCTCTTACTCTAATATCGCAAGATACAGAGGATTTGATTGCGGAAATACAGTTAGTTCTTGAGGCCTTTAGTATGCCAGTATTATCGTTTGATAGATTTCCGGAAGAGTTTTAAAATAACCGGCTACTTTCACATAACCGGATATATTTACACAATGATTAAAATGGTAAATCGTCATCTATGTCATCGAGGTTTGACATATCTACTTTCTGAGGCTCTACTGATTTTCCTCCAAGCATTTCCATATTCCAGGCACGTATCTCAGTAGTGTAAACCTTACGGCCATCCTTCTCGTATTCTCTAGTCTGAATCTCTCCTTCGATCATTATCTTATCGCCTTTGTTGACATATTTCTCGACTATCTCAGCGAGTTTATCCCAAGTTACGATCCTATGCCATTCGGTGTTATCTTCTCCTTTTATCTTTTTAGAGGTAGCTAGAGAAAAAGTACTAACTGATACTCCGGTTTGTGTTTTTCTGATTTCGGGTTGCTTTCCTACATTCCCGATAAGTATTGCTTTGTTCATATTTCGCTTATTAGTTTGTTGTAAAATATTCGCACTCCCTGCTTCATTGAGAGGTAAATCTCTAAATCTTGAGGACTACAATCTTTTATGTTTTCAGTTATTTGATCCATAAGTTCTGATTGAACTTTATGTATTATCTTGTAAATCTCATCCGGCGTTTTATCTACATACTCTATGACATTCTTTTCAATGTACTTGATAATATGCTCTTTTTCCTTTTGTTCCTTTTGTTTTCTTTTTTTTGGCTTTCTTTTTATTACCGGGCCAAACTTATAAGGAGTAGGCAAGGCCGGTAGTTTTTTATGCCCAAATTCTTTTTGAATTTCGGCTTTTATACTAGGAGGCGGTTCTTGAATGTTTAGATCATCATCATTAAAGAACTCAAATATATCATCAGTCATATCGCTCTCCTAAAACTTTCTCTATATGTTGGAGGATTCTTAAATGGCCATAAGCGCCTTAACTCCTGGAGCTTGTTATCATATAAGCACATTCGGTACGAACTATGTACAACTCCATCGTCATTCTCTTTTTTGTTCTCGATAGGATATCCATATTTGACTCGTAAGTCGCTAACTCTAGTTCCTACCTTATAACATTCGCTTTTACACATTGAAGCCGTATAAGAGCGAATTTGATTGATTGAAATCCATTTCTGATTGTTTTGTAGTAGGTATATAAGTATCGCAGTATTGTGTGTCATATTATTATCCCTTTCTGCCTTGCAGTTTCTATCATTTTGCTTTTGTATTCCTTAGCAATAGACATAACTTCGTTTTTGTTTAGTTTATATATAGACTTGGCTAATTTTGTTATAAATTCAGCCGTTCCCGATCCGAACTTTAAGTCTATCTCTTTGCCGTGTAAGTATTGCTCTCCGGATTGGTATTTATTACATCTCTGACATTGAGCGTTAGCGTTTTGCTCGTGGTATCTAGTAGCGGTATATCTCCTAGATTGAAAGTGGCCACAATCCATATCTTTCCAATGCTTAACAGTATCGCACGTTATACACTTACACATTCCGTTACTATTCGCATCTCTTAACCTTATGTATCTAGAGAAATAAACGTCAGCCGTACTCTTTGCAGATGATAAATTCTTGCTTCTATTTAATCCCATTACGCTCCTTTATAAGCTCAAAGAATATAGGAAAAACAGTAACTATAAGAATAAATAATATTAGTAGTTCCATTTCTTTCCGGTAAAGGTGATTTCGATTGTGGTAGGTGAAATGTGTTTTAACTCCAATTCAATCCCTTTGGTTTTTCTCATTTTTTTAATGCGCACAATGAGATCCGTTTTATTGATAGAACGGAGTTTAATCTTTGGATAAGTGGTGGCAGTATTAACCCAAGCACGAAATTCCATATCACCAAAGGAATCCCCATCAAATACTCCCCCAAAGTCCGGAGGCGTTTGAGTATCAAAGATTATTTTATTTCTATCCATTCTTGCTTCGATGCCTCAATGAGTGCTTGTTTACGCCGATTCCATTCTAATTCAAATTGTTCTTTAACAATCGCATTTTTAAAATTGTTGTAGAAGTGATTTAAAACAAAAGCCGTAATCATACCTAATACAAAGCTCATAACTGTATCTCCATTTTTTTGTTTCTGTGTTTTATGTTATATCCCAAGTTTGTCAGAACCCTAGCATCTTGTATAGTTAAATCATTGACTATGACAGTTCTTTCTCCTTTACCATAGGCTTTAGCAATCTTCTCTCTTATATCTTCAGAGAGAGGAGTGTGATAGGTTATATTTTTAAACTCGGTGTATTTCATAATTAAAACCAGGAGAGCCTAAGCCCTCCCGGCGATCATCTTTAACGACTCCGGATTTTCCGGAAGATGCCTTGAGCCTTTCACAACTCAAGACAATTCTACAGTTTAGTCGGGGTATCTATATAAGACTTTATCCAATTCTCAAAAAGCCATTTCATAGTACGGCCATCTTCTTTAGCTTTCTTGAGAAACTCCTCTTTGAGCTTTGGTTCTACTTCGATTGTAATGCGTGTTTTCATATCATTTATTTTAGTTCATAGGGAATGTAAGAAAAGTTTGCACTTATTGTCAAATTATTTATATTTGATTGTCAACATTAAATAACACATCAAACAATGACACAATTAGATATACTTAAACAGTACAACGATGGAGATATGAAACCATCAAAGGCATACGTTCAACTTAGAGCCATTAAGAGCGAAGTAGAAGATATCATCAAGCAGGTAGAAGAGGGCTTGGTAGATGAGATCACTAGAATGGGCAACGAGGACTTAATAGTAGACGGATATAAAATCTCTCACATGAAAGGTCGTGAATCTTTAGACTATAAGGCGAGCGATGTATATAATCAATACAGTAATCTTCTCAAAGAAGTACAAGAGAAACTAAAACAAGCTACAAAGTTAAAAGCAGATATAGTTGATCCAGAAACCGGAGAAGTATATGAGCCATTACCTACCAAATACGGCGCAGGGTTCTTTAAAATGGAAAGAGCAAGAATGGAGGTAGCATAATGAGTATCTATAAGAAACTATTTAAAGTTACTAGCACAATGGATAAGATGCGGAAAGATACTGAGAACCCTTTCTTCAAGTCAAAGTACTTCGATATCAATCAACTAATCGAGGCAGTAAGGCCGGCGCTTATAGCGGAAGATTTGCTATTACTTCAGCCAATAGAAGGCAACCAAGTAGGTACAAGGATTGTAGATGTTGACTCAGGTGATTCGGTGGAGGCTTTCTTGTCTCTGCCGGATTTATCTGATCCTCAAAAGATTGGTTCTTGTATTACTTACTATCGGCGCTATACTCTTCAGTCTCTTCTAGGAATAGAGGCAGAGGATGATGATGCCAATATAGCCTCACACGGACATCGTGCATCTCAGGCTAAATTTGATGCCTCTGATGACAAAGTATGGCTCAATGAGGGGATGCCCGAATGGGAGAAGGCAGAAGAGTTTGTTAATAGCGGAGGAGATCCTCGTAAGCTACGACAAAAGTACAAAGTCAATAAACAGAACTTTGATTACTTCTTATCGATAGCTAAATGAGATTAGTCAAAACCTCGATGGGATTAAAACCTTATACTGATGAGGATGCATTAGAATTGCGCCGAGTCGGTATAGGGGATATCCTACAAGCCAAAGCATTAGATCAAAGGAATGTTCAACATCATCGTAAATTCTTTGCTTTGATAAGAGTTGTATATGATAATATGCCGGAGCAATTCGATAGACATTTCCCAACTCAAGACGATCTAAGGCACGAACTCATTAAGAGGGCAGGGTTCTTTAAAGAATACACCGATCTCAAAGGAATTAAGCAATACAGAGCCGAGAGTATATCTTTTGACAGTATGAGCCAAAAGAGATTCGATGAGCTTTATGATAGAGTATTGGATGTAGTAGTAAGATGGTTTGCATTTGATCGGGATATTTTAGAAAATGAGATTTTACAATTTGGAGATTAAATAATGAATAAAGGATGGATCAAACTGCATCGACAATTTCTAGAATGGGAATGGTACGATGATCCAAATACACTACGCCTTTTTTTGCATTGTCTTTTGAAGGCTAATCATAAAGACAAGAAGTATAGAGGTGAATTAATAAAACGAACAACCTTTGTATCAAGCCTAGAAGTATTAGCGTTTGAGCTTAATCTTTCTACGCAACAGATAAGGACTTCTCTAAGCAAGTTAGAAAAGACCGGAGAAATCAACAGACATAGCAACAGACAAGGAACGGTTGTAACTGTTTGCAACTACAACACTTATCAGAGTGAGGACTCAGAAAGTAACACACAGAGCAACAAACGAGTAACAGACGAGCAACAAACGAGCAACATACAAGCAACAACTACTAAGAATGAAAAGAATGATAAGAATGTAAATAATGATAAGAAGTTATATATGTTCGATTTGTTTTGGGATTCTTATGATAAAAAGATTGATCGCAAGAGATGCGAAACTAACTGGGGTAATCTCTCAAAGAAAAACAAGAGTCTTATATTAGAATTTATTCCTATATACCAGGCTTATGAACCGGAAAAGAAATATCAAAAAAATCCTCTTACCTTCTTGAACTCTGAAATGTGGAAGGAAGATTGGAACAACTATAAACCAAAGGATATAAATGAAACATCTAACGACTTCTACAACGAGCTTACCGAGCTTGAGCAACTCAATGAAATACACGGATCAAATGACCAGGAGGGAGCTTCTCCAGTCAGCATATACAAACTTCCAGGCAGATAAGGATTTACTTACTAGCGTATATCAATTACATGAGTTTCTAGGAGCTACAAAGCAATTACCCGAGCATAGGGATAAGAAACAACAAACGGCGCTGAGAGCCGAGTATTTTAATCAATGGCTCAATCACGTAATTATCAGAAATAACAAGCTACATCTCGATATACCTATTGGGTTTATCTTTGTAGAGTTTAGTAATAACCTTATGTCGGCGCAGTATGATCGTAGTGGGAACAATATTGCCTCCTTTGCAGAGGCTATGAGGAAAGCAGTTGACGATATATCCCGAGCCTGGATAAAATACAACAAGCCTCAAGAGCTACCTGAGAAGAAAGGTACAAGGTTAGAGAACTTATCCGATGATGAGATAATCAACCTGCATACCATCGTTACAAACTTAGGAAGAGATAATCTAGGTAAGGGCGTTCTTTTCTCCGGTACTAAAGCCGATTCTTACTTTAATAGGTTAGATTCAGAGTATGAGCGTAGGTTTAGCCCTAGCCTAGAGTAACCTTACCCTTAGCTTACCCTAACCTTGCGCTTATTAGACACCAAATTTTGGTGTACAGTATACCAATTATTGGTACACACCATAGTAATTATCTACTTAATAACCAGGAACGACCGTTCCTATTTTGATTATTTTGGTAACATTACAATTATTTACATTTATTTTTTGACAATCTATTGACAATGATTGTAGAGTGTGGTATATTACTTGTGAATTAAGAAACACAAATGGAGATTACGATGAATGAAGCACTTATAACTTATGTCTTTAATGACTTTGATAACCCAAAATCTATTCTTTGCTATTATGAATGCGAAACGGAGATTTGGGATGCTGAAGATGATTTGATAGCCAATGGCGAGGCGATTTGTATAGTCAAGACAGAAATTATTAAGCGAAAAGGTGAAGAAAATGCCTAGATTTGATTTCAGACGTCAATTAAAAAAATTATCAATCAAGCAACTAAAACAATTAGAATCTAAGTATTTAGATTTTATGATCGATATGATATTAATGGACAATAAGGAGAGAGATAGACATATTAGATATGTGGGATATATTCAAAGCGCAATCAAAAAACTAGAAAATAATTAAAACACAACCAGGAGGCTTCGGCCTCCCTTAATTACACTACTATGATACTACTAACAAGCATTCAGCACGTACTAGACGAATCAGATATGACAGTATATCCGGCAGGATTAGCAGGAGAGCCTATTGTCTCAATGGGTAAAGAATGGCGAGACTTAGAAGAAGAGCATTGGGAGAACATCTCCGGTAAAGATTTATCTACCATCTTTTATTACGATGCTCTACTAGACTTAGAAGTTGAGTTTAATATTCAACGCCGAGAACTTAAAACAAAATGGAGAGTAGAATGATTTGGATGAAGCTAAAAGATATTCCAATGGATGAAGGTATAAGATACTGCGCCGTATGTTGGTTTAACAATAACACAAACAAATTCTCATACTACTCGATACCTCACGAAACTAAAAAAGGCTTCGTAAAAAGAGTAGTCAAAACCATAAGACACGAATTTAACCTTAAACCGGAGATAATATGAAGGCAATTTTATCTATACTATTTTTAATCACGATCGCACTAGAAGGAGAAACTATTAGTCAAATGATGATACAACTGTCGTTGATTCTCATTATCTCAATGTCATTTCTAGCATACGAGAAAAGAGAGCGCCGAATCCACAAATTAAAGGAGGATGTATGGAGGAGATAAAATGCGAATGCTCCGATGAGGTACTCGAGATAAAAGACTTGCAGATTGAGGACAATTCTTTTTCTGATGGCTTCGGTACTGTAACCGATGTAGATGTAGTATGCCCTAATTGCGGTGCGCCTATGGCTGAATTTGCAAGCCTAGACGATATAATAGAGGCGAGGAGTGAGTGGTAATTCATTCACTAACAATCAAAACAATAACTAATGAATGAAAAAATAAACGACAAGTATCTTGCGCAAAAAACTTGACTACAATCTGCACAACAAAAACCCTAAAATCTGCACAATTAAATGACACAAGCAATGAAAGAAGAGCAAGAAGTATGGGATTGGTTACAAGATCAAAACCTAACGAAAGTAATGCAAAAGACCGGAGTAACAATGAGCCGATTGCATTATTTTAGATCCGGTAAAGCAAAGTATGCAAGCTTTCAAGTTGTACGAGAAATAATGATATTAAAAGAAAAAATGGAGGCCAAATGAGTTACTTCAGTCTTACAGAGTTCATATCAGACGATCAGCTAGATCATCCACAACTAGCGCAGAGAAAGATACTCCCAAAGATAAACACCTGGATCAACGAACTCGACAAAGTTCGATCTTTAGTAGGATTCCCGATAAAGATTACTGATTCGGTTAGGTGGGGAGATGGAACGTCTCAGCACTACTTCAACGGCGCAGGAGCAATAGATCTCCGACCGGTGCTTGTTGATCCTAATAACTTTCTCTACCTGCTTCTAGCTCTATACTCAAATCCAAACATCAATCGCATCTGTTATTATCCTCCTGGAAAACTATTCGCATACGGAGGCTTTCACATAGACAAGAAGTTTCACGGTAAGCATCTGTTCATATCTAACGCCGATGTTGTTAAGTGGGAAATAATAGATTTGCATAATCTTGTGAAAGAGTTTCGTTGAATTGTAAAAATTCGTAACTTTGGTTAAACAAACTTTTTATTATGCAAAAAGAAATAGACCAGGTTAAATTCGACATCCATAAACTCGAGACTATGATTGAGGTATTAGCTAAAGACGTTCAAGAAATAAAAGAAGCTCTCATAGGAAACGAATTTGGTCAAGAAGGCCTTGTCAAAAAAGTAAGTCAAAACTCAGAAAATATAGCTGATTTGCAGAAGTTCAAGCAAAAGATTATCGCTTGGGCAACCGGAGCAGGACTTGGTTCTAGTGCTTTATTCAATGCGATATCGGAGATGATGAAATGAAAAAACCAATCAAGGACTGGAAACTTGTACGTATCATATCACAAACTGCCGAAGGAAAAAACAAAGCCGGACAAGTGTTGCACGGCGCACTCGACATCTTGCCATTGCCAAACCAATTCATCGGAAAAGCACTCAAGGCAATCGTTGCAGGAGAGTGGAATCAAACTAAAAGAGAACTTCTTGAAGCGTTTACGCTCCGTAATACTGTAGCAATAGCATTAACAACTGCGTTCATTATGGGATGGGTAACACCTGACCAATTAACCCAGTTTACCGAGATGCTAAACGAGATACTTAATTCTCTATAATGAAGATTGTAGATAGGCAGATAAAAGATTTAATCCCGGCCGAGTACAATCCTAGACACCTCACAAACGAACAAGCAACTCATCTTGAGGCCTCACTTAGAAGATTCGGCGCAGTAGATCCGGCTATTATAAACACACATCCGGATAGAAAGAACATCATCATTGGAGGCCATCAAAGGCTCAAAACGGCGCAACGATTAGGATGGGAAACATTCCCCTGCGTGGAGTTAGAACTCGACAAAGAGAAGGAGAGAGAGTTAAACATCCGACTCAATAAAAATACTGGTGGATGGGATTATGATGCCCTAGCCAATTACTTCGAGGTTGAGGAATTGACCGATTGGGGATTCAGCGATGAGGAATTATTTGGGGATATTGAAGCGGAGGAGCTAGAGGCAGAGGAGGATAACTACGAAGAACCCGAAGATATAAAGGTCGATGTAGTGCTTGGAGATTTAATCGAGATAGGAGAGCATAGGTTACTTTGTGGGGATTCCACTGATAGCGATGCTGTTGCAAGTTTGATGAACGGGGAGAAAGCGGATATGGTATTTACCGACCCGCCTTATGGAGTTAGTTATACTGGAGGCCATAATAAAAAACAAAGAGAAGGTATTGAAAGCGATGAGTTTCAAGATGATAAATTGTCTAGTCTATTTGAGGATGCTATAAATAATGCTTGTATTTTTTCAAAAGACACTTCTCCTTTTTATATATGGTATGCAGGTGGAAAGTCTAAAGAGACTTATGCAGGTTTGTCAAAAACACCCATTGAAGTTAGAGCGGTAATTTGTTGGTATAAAGTTAAAAGTGGGTCAGGAGCATTTATGAGTCAATACATACCTAACTATGAGCCTTGTATATACGGATTTAAAAAAGGAAAAAGCATTAACTGGTATGGAGCAACAAACGAAAAAACAGTATGGGAATTCCCAAAAGACAAGCAAAATAATTTTCATTTAACACAAAAACCTATTGATGTAGTAGAAAGAGCATTAAAAAATAGTAGTAAGTCTAATGACTTAATATATGATAGTTTCTTAGGTGGAGGCTCAACAATGGTAGCATCACACCAACTTAAACGTAAATGCTACGGTATGGAGTTAGACCCGAAGTATTGCCAAGTTATAATAGACCGAATGAGAAAGCTAGATGATACATTGGAGATAAAAATAAACGGAGAACCGTATGGCGTACAAGACTAGCGAATTATACGAGAGAGCCATAGAGGACATTGATAAAAATAACCTTTTTTTTGTTTCTGATGTGGTAGCTTATCTAGGTATAGCAGAGAGTACATTTTATGAGCATTTTCCTCCTGATTCGGAGAAATCGAAGGCCATAAAAGAAAAACTTAACAAAAATGCTATGCGAACAAAAGTATCGATTCGATCAAAACTGCATCAGAGTAAATCACCGGCTAGTCTCCTAGCTTTATACAAGCTACTTGCAACTAATGACGAAAGAAAAGCATTAGCAATGGAATACAGAGAACATAGCGGAGAAGTAAAACTCCCAAAATTGGAGGTAGTGTATGGAAACGTTCAAGATGGGGATGAATCAAAAGGTTCATCAAAGCCTCCTAAAAAATAAACCTATTAACGTACAACAAGGCGGAAGCTCCTCCGGAAAAACGTACACGATTCTCCAATATCTTTTTATGGTTGGAGCAGAGAATCCAAAGGAAACAATCACGGTAATCGCAGAAGATGTTCCTAATCTAAAGTCGGGAGCTTATCGAGATGCCAAGAATATACTAGCCAATACTCCTGAGCTAAAAATATACTGGCCGTATGAAAACAAGTCGGATCGTATATTTGAATCTATCAACGGTTCGGTAATAGAGTTCAAGTCATTCCAAGATGAGTATGATGCTCGATCAGGTAAGAGAGATCGAGCCTTCTTCAACGAGGCCAATGCTATCAAGTACGGCATATTCGAGCAAATCAATATGAGGACAACAAAACAAACTATAATTGATTTTAATCCGAGCGCAAGGTTTTGGGCGCACGATCAACTAGAAGGCAGAGATGATGTCGAATGGAATGTAACGACTTACTTAGATAATGATTTTATTGCGCCGGCTATTATAGAGAAGATAGAAAGCTACGAGCCAACACCTGAGAACATTAAGAGAGGAACGGCTAACGAATATCGGTGGAAGGTGTATGGTATGGGGGAAGTAGGAAGATTAGAAGGACTAATATTTCCTAATTTTAAAACTACAAAGGAATGGCCGGAGTATAAATGGAGAGTCTTTGGTATGGATTTCGGTTTCACTAATGATCCTACTACGCTCATTGAGATACGAATGGCTCACGGCGCTTTGTACGTTAAAGAACACATCTACCGGAAAGGACTTACGAACCAAGATATTAGTCGTTTGATAAAGAGTTTAGAGATAACGGATCAAATAATAGCAGATAGCGCCGAACCTAAAAGCATCGAGGAACTAAAAAGAGAAGGTATTTGGGTTTCTCCGGCGCAGAAAGGTAAGGATTCTATTATGTACGGCATTCAGAGGATAAACGAATACCAGGTCAACATACACGCATCAAGTAAGAATCTAATAGAGGAATTTTCTTCGTATATTTGGGCAAAGGATCGGCACGGACAGTCAACGAATAAACCGATAGATGACTTTAATCACGGAATTGATGCGATTAGATATGCATTAACCGATAAATTGCGCCGTAAAAAACTAGATTTCAGTATTGTTTGATGTTTTATTATTCTCTGAGTTACGAGAGTTGTGAGAGGCTCTCGTTTCTTTTCATAAAATTGCTTAAATTGTAACAAAATATTTGCAAATGAATTTTAGCGATTTAATCCCTTTCAAAAAACAACGGCTAAACAATAGGCTTAATAGGCAGTTGTTTCGCTATCAATCCGGCTCACCTATCGTATTCTCAGACACTCAAGAGGGATATGTAGCAGATGCCTATGAAACTAATCCCGATGTATATTCTGTGGTGAACGGAATAACTAGATCGGCCTCTTCTGTTCCTCCGGTAGTACACGAGGTTAAGGATGTAAAGAAAGCGCATCAGTATCGTAAAATGAAATACGGTATGCGTAACGGCGCTACTCAAAAGAATATAGATTACGCTCTAGAATTAAAAGAGCAAGCCTTTGAGGATGTTACAGATGAACGTGATCCTTTATATAAGCTCATAAACAATCCTAATCCATTACAAGGATATCCCGAATGGTATGAGAATATGAAAGGCTTTCAGCTAATCACCGGCAACGGATACACTCACTTCGTTGAGTTAGGTGATGGCAGTATTGGAGAGATGTGGGTAATGCCTTCTCAGTTTACCAATATAATCGCAGATGCTTCGTATGAGAGTCTAATTAAGGCATATATGCTTGATGTATACGGTTACTCAGGTGAAAGGCTAGAGGCCGATTCTGTAATGCATTGGAAATATTGGAATCCTGACTATGATGGAGTAGGTAATCACTTGTACGGTATGTCTCCTCTCAAGTCTGCACGTAGCGCAATCCGATTAGGTAATGATGGCGATAACGCATTATCCAAAGCCTTCCGTAATGGTGGAGCAAGCGGTGTAGTATTTCCTGATGATCCCGATATCGACAGACTAACAGAAGAGCAGAGAGCGCAACTAGAGCATTATCTTCGTTCTATGAATGGGCCTGATAACTATAAATCCTGGTTAGTATCAAGCGCAAAGTTAGGATTCCAGGCTTTTGGTATTCCCCCAATAGACTTAGAGATACTAGAAAGCGGTAAGATGTCGCAGAGAGATATCTGTAATGTGTACAATTATCCATCTGAACTTCTAAACGATCCGGATAACAAGACTAACGCAAACAAAGAGCAATCTCGTAAGCAGTTGTATCTTGATAACGTGATTCCTTCTCTAGTTCGTGATTTTGCTGAGATGAACCGTTCTATCGTTCCTCGCTTCACAAATAAGAAGTATCATCTCGACTTTGATGTTCAGAGCATCGATGCAATAGGCCAAGAGACAAGTGATAAAGTTGCTTGGCTTGCTCAGGCCTGGTGGTTATCACTAGACGAGAAAAGAAAAGAAATGGGGTACGAGCCGATCGGTGATGAAGCTCGATATATCCCGGCCAACCTCATCCCCGATACAACCTTCCAAATAACAGAGGAAGAGATAAAGAGATTGAAGGCCGACTATGCCAATACCAACTCCAAAACCTAACGAAGCGGAAGGTTCTTTTATGAGCCGATGTATTCGGTTCGTAGTTGATGAAGGAACTCCACAAGAACAAGCAATAGCAATATGCGCTTCTCAGTATAGAAAAGAGAAGCTCAAGGTTATGACTTGGAAAACAATCGACCGTAAGCGAGCATCTTATCTTAGATACGCCAAAACCGAGTTCTCTCGAGCGTTAAAGACACAAGCCAATGAATACCTTGATCAGGTAAAAGCTAACGGCTTATCGGCAGAATACAGTATCAACAGAGCGCCGATTGAAAATGCGATGTTCAATGTGTACTCTAGAGTAATGAGGCAATTTGCTCAAGATACCTATGCCGATTTGATAAAAAGAGCTAACAAGACTGAGGTTAATTGGGATGAATGGGTATCAAGATGGTTTGATGATAATGTCATCGACTTAACGGATTTAATGACTGGAACAACTGAGAGAAGCGTTAGAGAGATTGCACAAAGGGCTATCATTGAGGGATTGAGCATAAGAGAGTTTCAAAACGAGTTAATGAGCAACTTTGCGGTATCGGAGCGCCGAGCTGAACTTATAGGCAGAACAGAAATAATCCGAGCAAGTAATGCAGGCTCTTTGATGGGAGCGCAAGAAACCGGATTTCCTATGCAGAAGTATTGGCTTGCTACTAGAGACAATCGCACAAGAGGATTAAATCCTAAAGACATATTCGATCATTATTCAATGGATGAGGATAAAGGCATTCCATTAGACCAGGCGTTTAATGTAAGCGGAGAGTATTTACAACATCCAGGAGATAGAGCGGGCTCTCCAGGTAATACCATCAACTGCCGATGTACGATGACATATCAAGTAATAGATACTGATATTGAATGATAGTCATATTCTCATACAATCGGCCGGATATGCTTGCAAGGCTTATAGATGAATGCCCTGAGAAACCGGTAGTTATTGACGATGGTTCTGATTTTGACTCTCTGTTATTCGCTAAGAAGTGCGACTTCCATAGACTTGAGCATAAGGGAAGAGAAGGCTTTTGGGAGAACTGGGATTATGCACTTAAGATATGCGAGGCTTCTAGTGATGAATACTTTACATTTCTTCCCGATGACTTTAGTTCGGTGCAGTTTGATGTATTAGATAAATTTAAACAAGAAGAGCCGTTTGCATACAATCTCCTTAATGATGGAAGGACTCAATGCTTTATCGCTTGTAAGCCAGTAGAAAGAGAATTTCACGGTGTACCATCAATACAAGTAGCTTTTACAGACTGCGGATATCATTGTAATCGTAGAACTCTTGAAATAATAAAGTTTACTATGCCTCCAGTAGATCAAGTGCGATTTGATGATCCTAGCGCTAGCTCTCAGGTTGGTATGTATCAATCAACTCAGTTCTTTATTAATTTTGTTCCGATGTTTATTCCTAAGAAGTCTCTAGTCAAGCACGGAGATCATCCTTCTATGATGCATCCGGAGCTAAGAAAGAAAGTACCTTTAATAAATCAATGATAATCGAGATAGGAACATCTAACTTTGCAACGATGGCCGGTAAAAGAGACGGACTCTTTATCGAGCCAGTCAAAACTTATTTTGATTCTCTTCCTGAGTGCAGAAAAGAAAACGTAGCTATTTCAAACTTTGAGGGAGAGGTTCTTATGTTTTATATGAATCCGGAGGATATTGATAAGCACAAACTTCCTAATTGGTTAAAAGGTTGCAATATGATAGGTGAGCCTCATCCTACAATGCTAAAAGTTTTAAAAGAGGAGAAGAAAGGACTGTCTATAATGAAATGCGATAAAGTCAAAGTCGTAAGAATCAAGTCATTAATAGACAAGTATAATATCAAAAAGATTCAAGTGTTAAAGATAGACACAGAAGGACACGATTGCGTAATACTAAATGATTTTCTTGATACTGTTCAGATTTCTCCTAGAATTATTATTTTTGAGAATAACGAGCTATCTAATCAAAAAGAAATAGAGGCAATTACTCAAAGGCTAAAAAATAAAGGCTACCGTATGCAATACACTAAAGGAGATATAATATGCAGACTCTAGGATCAATATCTTACATATTAACGGCGCTTCTTTGTTTTTGGGCAGATTGGAGAATCGGAATCGCTTTTATAACCTTTTACATCGCATTTAAAATAGAGCTATATGATAACGGCCAATCTAGCAACGATCAAGTCTAGAAAAGACACACTTCAGCAAGTAATCGATTCTCTAAAAGATCAAGTTGATGTAGTTCGAGTATATGCTAACGATTATCTTCCGAAGGTAGAGGATGCGCAAGTATTCACCGGATGCGATTACACCGACAACTCTAAATTCTTTTGGCTTCCTAAAAGCAGAGGAATCTATCTCTCTTGCGATGACGATCTTATCTATCCTCCGGATTACGTGGAGACTATACTTAAAGGGATGAAGAAATATCCTGGATGTTGGATAACCTTTCACGGCCGTAAGATGTTAGGATATGGTTTAGACTATTATAGAGGCCACATGGTGTATCAATGCCTCAAAGATGTTAAGGGAGACTACGAGCTAGATATACCAGGAACTGGAGTATCTGCTTTTCATACGGATGACTTCAAGTTCGATATACAAGAATGGAAGCATCAAAGAATGTCCGATATTATGGCCGGCCAAGAAATAGCGAAGCGCCGTAAGAAAATAATATGTCTAGGACACGAAGCCGGATGGATTCAGCATCTAGAAAACAAAAGCACTATCTATCACGAGGAGATCGGTAAGCCTCTCCAGTCTCAACAAGCCGATCTAGTATATTCGATGCGATACGAGCAAGGTTAAGAAGCTCCTCTATATCCTTTGCATCTACTGGCCAGTTATTACGCAACTGCTCATCTACTCTATCAAATAACTCTGTCATAAGTATATATTAAAGGTTTTTGCAATATATCAAGGCTAATTGTTAAATAATGTAAAAAATCCGTATTTTTACAACAAACCTTTTTTATGAGTTATACCGATTATCCAAAGAGCGCAAGCAACAACGCAAAGAGAGCCTTGAAGTATAAGGAGGAGTCCGGCAATCCTAGAGGGTGCGGTACTCCAGTAGGATGGCGCAGAGCGACTCAGCTTGCGAATCGTGAGCCTATTTCTGAGGATGTAGTAAAACGTATGGCCTCATTCAATCGGCACAGACAACATAAAGATGTTCCTTACGATGAGGGATGCGGTGGTTTAATGTGGGATGCTTGGGGAGGTACTTCGGGCGTGGATTGGGCGATACGTAAATCAAAACAAATTGACGAGGAAAAGATGTTAAAAGCTGAAGCGGATGAATTAAGTGTTGGCGATTTTGTCTCTTGGAACTCAAGTGGAGGCCGAGCAAGAGGTAAAATTACAAAAATCGTGAGAGATGGAAAGATTGATGTTCCTAATTCAGCTTTTACTATTACCGGCACGGAGGATGATCCGGCGGTACTTATACAAGTTTATAGAGGAGGCGAGGCATCCGATGTCTATGCCGGACATAGAGCCTCTGCATTAACCAAAATAAATCCAATTAAAAGTATGAATCCATTTATAACTAAAAAAGCCGGCATTCTAAAGGATGTCGATGTCGAGCGCCGTATGATTGAGGGATATTATTCGGTTTTTGATTACAAAGATTCTGACGGCGATATAATGATGAAAGGGTGCTATACCAAAACCATCAAAGAGAATGGGCCAAACGGAAAGAATAGAATTATGCACCTCTATCAGCACGATCCGCTTACTGTATTGGGTAAGCCATCAATGCTCGTAGAAGATGAGAAAGGGCTATATTTCCGTACTGCTATCACCGACACACAGTTAGGAACGGATGTTCTCAAGCTATATAGAGATGGAGTTCTTAAAGAGCATTCAGTCGGTATCAATTTTGTACGTAGAGACTTCTCTAATGAAGATGAAGCCTACATAGTCAACGAAGTTAAGATGTGGGAAGGATCAACTGTTACTTGGGGAGCGAATGAAATGGCGCTAGGAGGAATGGCCAAAGGATCTCAGAAAGATCAGGTTGATCAATACAAGACATTAGTCAGAGCATTTGACTCAGGAGACTATACTGACGAGACTTTTATGCTAATTGAAATGCATATCAAGAATTTGGAAGAAGCATTGAGAAAATCACTTCAAAACACAGAAGCCGAGCCAATCACCTCTGTAAGTAATGACGCCGATTTTGATGCAATTTTCAAACAATTCAACAATCAACTACAAATCGAAAAGGAGTTCAAATTATGGACTTAGAAAATACCTTAAAAGAAGGCTTGGCTTCTGTAAAGAATGGTCTAGCCGAACAAACTAAAGCCCTTGAGGAGCGTTATAGCAAACTCGAAGAGCAAGTTAAACTTTCAGGCGAAGCTGATTCAGCTACCAAGTCTGAAATCAAAAATCTTGAAGAAGTAATAGCTTCTCAAAAGGAAAGAATTGAATCAATCGAAAAGAATAACAACCGTTTAGGCGGTGGATCTCAGCCTATGTCTCTAAAAAACATCCTAAAGGATGGTTTAGATTCAAACAAAGATCAAATCGAAGCGTTCAAAGCAGGTCAAATCTCAGGCTTTACAATGGACACCAAAGCAGTTATCACCGAATCAGGTGCTTATACTGGCGATGTTGTTCCTGCTGATTATGTTCCTGGATTCAAATTCGATCCTGAGCGAAGAGTTCATGTACGTCAGTTCCTACCAGTAGGTACTACTAACTCTGACAAAATCCGCTATATCAAAGAAACTAACTTCACCGACAACACCGGTGTTACTGCCGAAGGCGTTGCTTCCGGACAGAATGACTTTGATTTAGTTGCAACTGATGCAGTAGTAGAGAAAATCTCTGCACATTTCCGAGTTTCTAAAGAAGCTCTTAATGATACTGCCGGCCTAGCTTCTCACATCTCTTTACGAGGTATGGAGAAGTATATGAAAGCCGAAGATGCTTACAACTTGTATGACTCTACTTATGGTCTTACTGTAACATCTACTGACTATGCTTTAGATCAGTACACCAATGATGCAGATGCTCAAGAGTATGATGTACTTTTAGAAGCTATCAAGCAAGTGAGAAATCGTAACTTCCAACCTAGCGCCGTAATGATGTCAATCGCTCGATATTTCGATATGATTCGCAACAAAGATGCTGATGGTCGTTACATCTTCCCACAAGACGTTATCTTCGGAACTCGTGTGCCTTCTATCTTAGGTGTTCCAGTAATTGCTACTAACGCAATCAATGATACCGATGGAGATGCTGATGACTTCTTAGTAGCTGACTTTGCTCAACTATGTACTTTATTTGATCGTGAGTCTGTTTCTGTTCGTTTCTACGAGCAAGATCAAGACAACGCTATCAAAGATCTAGTAACTGTACAAGTTGCAGGCCGTTTAGCTCTACCGACTTACCTACCTAACGCAGGTGCTTTCGGTAACTTCACAACTGCAATCACTAACGCAGGTAATTCTTAATATTACCATAAGGATGTTTGGAACTTGGGGAGGTTCGATTCCTCCCCATCCTTCTCAATTAAACCCTAGTATTATGCCTTACAGAGCGAGACGGAGCTTCATCCATAAAAATCAACGAATAAAGAAAAACGATCCTCTCAAGTTAGATAAGGGTTCGATAGCTGACTTACTTTATAAAGGACTAGCATACGAGACAAAAGAGGACAAGCAAGCTTATACAGTAGATGCTAAGGCGTTCATCGAAAAGGATGAAAGCACTAAAACGATGTACTATGTGAAGCGCAACAATCAGATTATCGATAGACTAACCAAATCCAAAGCTGAAAAATTAGTCGAGGAACTCAATGCTTAAATCTCCTTACAAGGGTAAAACTGGCCCATTCACTTACTCAACTGTTGACACCGGAACAAATGCCTCTACCGATGTACTAAGTACGGCAGATGCTAAAGCCTGGATGCGAGTAGATACTTCCGCAGATGATTCGCTGATTGCAAGTCTAGTCGCAGAGAGTATAGATTTTGCAGAAGAGCAATACGGATTCCAACTGATAGAGAAAACAGTTACAATCGAGTACGAATATTATGGCAAGGAAGTCCGATTACCTCTTTATCCAGTACAAAGTATCACTTCAGTCAAGAGAGTCGATACAGAAGGAACTGAGACAACTCTAACCAATAACCAAGACTATTATCTGACTGGAGATACTCTTATAATCGATACGGTATATGGATGGGAAGTTCCTGACGATAGAATAAGGCTAAAGGTTGTATATGTTGCAGGGTATAGCTCTATACCTTCCGGGATAACTCTAGGAATAAAGAAATTAGTAGCATCTAACTACGAAGATCGCCAGGATGTAGTAGAAGGAAGCGTGTCAATGATGCCAAATAGTAGCAAGGCACACTTCAAGAGATACGCCAAGCTATGAAAACTAAGTCTCGACAAATCAACATCGGGATGATGAAGCAGAGAGTTACTATACAGTATTACTCTCTAACATCTGATGGAATGGGTGGTAACACTAGAACCTGGAACACTCTTGGAACTGTATGGGCTGATGTGAAGCCTCTGTCAGGCTCTGAGGCGCTCGAAGTAGGTGGGTTAAAGGGTAAGACTAAGTATAAGATTCGGACTCGTTACAGAGATGATTTTGTAAGCGCCGGATATTCGAGAGATACTTATGACCATCTATTAAGATTGCAGTACGATGGAAAAGAATTAAATGTAGAATACGCTATTAACTCAAACGAAGATAATGCCGTTACTGAACTCATAGCGTTTGCAGAATGATAAGCGTTAAGGCTGATATCAAATCTATAAACAAAACTCTAAAGGTACTCGATAGTTTAGGAGAGAAAGTACGTAAATCAGCAGAGAAAGAGATAGAACGTTCTGCTCGTAACATAGAAGGAAAAGCCAAGAGAAACGCTCCAACCGGTGCGAATAATAGACTGAAAACATCTATCGATGTAAGAGGATCAGGTTTATCGAGAGAAGTATTTACAGATGTAAAATATGCACCGTATGTAGAATTTGGTACTAAATCAAAAGTTGATATACCTCCTGGTCTAGAGGGATATGCGATGCAATTTAAAGGAAAGAAAGGAGGTTCTTATGAGGATATGGAAAAGAGCATCAAAGTATGGGCAAAGAGAAAAGGCATACCAGAAGAAGCAATATATCCTATTATAAAATCGATACTTCACAAGGGAACAAAAGCTCAACCTTTTTTATTTCCGGCATTCTTTGCAGAACAACCTCAACTCTTAAAACGTCTCAAAGGAGTTCTTCGTGGGATTAAATGATATGCATAAGCAAACCGGTCGGATGCTTCGTGAGGATAACACTTACGTCAATCGGGCGGATTATATCTATAACTCACACAGAGACTACTATAAGAAAGTTCTTGATTTCCACGTTGAGATGTCTTTGGGTAATGTGCCTAATTTTAGCATTGTACATAAGTTTGGGAGAAATGCTAATGTAGGCAGTACGTTTGCACCAATTACACAATCGGGATTTTATAGAATGCCAACCTCAAATACGGCGCTAGAAATTGTTTCGAATAGTGCAGATGATAATGCTTCGGGTATTGGAGCTAGAACGGTGTATTACGAAGGGCTGAAAGAGGTGGCAGGTGAGTTAGTTATCACTTCGAACACAGTAACTATGAACGGTCTTACGCCGGTTGCGCTTCCTGATTCTCTTATAAGACTTTATAGATGGTATGTTGCAAGTAGCGGAACGTATGCAACGCAATCAAGCGCAAGCCATCAGGGAGAATTAACTATACAAGAAAGCGGAGCAGGTGATATTTGGTCGGCTATAAAAGCCAATGGAATTTTTAAAGGACAGTCTCAAATAGGATGCTATACTGTTCCTAGTGGTTATACTGCTTTAATAAATAGAATAGCTTATTCAGT